CTTTCTTTTGCATTCTATAATCAGGCATACCATTGAGTTCAATGATACCCTTTTGAACAAATCTATATCCTTCTCGTTCAAGAAGAATTTTAGGGAGTGTTTCAATCACGATACGAGAACTCCTTCGGCTTCAAGATCATTATAGATATATTCCATAAGGATCTCATAATCATCCAAAGGATCTCCAGAAAAGATCGCACCATTAGATTCATAAAACTTACGGACTTTCTTGAAAAGTTTCGGATTCTTTACATCAAGATAAGATTCCCCGTTCGCAGCAGACTTCAGAGTTTGAATGTCTTTTTTGAATTTAGCAGTGAGTGACATTTGATTGTTTTGTTTACCTTGTTATTATAGGGTTTGGACTTGGAAAAGTCAAGAAGGACAATTTGGAAAGTGTCCATGCTCCCTGAGGGGATCGAACCCACCTGAATCCGATTATGAGTCGGGTGCTTTCACCAGATAGCTAAGGGAGCAATATTTAAAAATAATTAAAATTTATAACAATTCTAGCTTCTGCATTAGTGCAAGTAGTGCTACTATGTTTAAGTCCAGAATTAAAAGTAATGAATCTATTTTCTACAGATTCTACCTTAGTTCCATCTTCAAACAAAGTATAACCATCATTTGAATTTAAATAATATATTGAAGTTTTTGCATTTTTACACTCATGATCTATATGAAATCCGTGTTCAACTATTTTATGAGATTTTGGATTTAAATTTGCTTTGATTCTAATTAAAGCATTTGGTTTAATTTTAAATAACAAAGGCATTAATAATTCAAAATGTTCCGTTAATGGTTTATAATTTGAATAAAATTCATGTATTAATTGAAAATTTTCTATTGGTTGACACATTAAATCTTTTAATGATACACATCTAGAAACTTTCCAAGTTATTTTTGAAAATGAATTTTGTATAAATTCTAATTCATGTCTGGACAAAAAATTATCTTTTATTTCAACCATTTTATGTCAAGAAGCCTCATTATTCATATCAGTGTGTAATCGTAAAAATTCATCGTCTGCAGGAATCATCACTGCAGTTTGTCCCTTTTCGTTAATTATAGCTATACTCTCTCCATTTTCAACTCGTCCAATCATTTCGTCCCAGCGTTCTTGAAACTCTTCCACCGTATAGATTTCCATAGTTTTTGTATTTATAAGTCGGGCATGAGGGATTTGAACCCCCGACATCCTGCTCCCAAAGCAGGCGCGCTACCAAACTGCGCTAATGCCCGATTACTAGTATATAGTACCACTAATGCTTCTTCTTGGCAAATGGTTCCCAGTGTTCCCATCCGTACTTGTGAATTGCCCAGATACCCATAATAGGCAGAACAATCAAAAGATAACCAATAATACCTAATGTATAAGGGTTCTCCAATACCCATCGTGCGAAGTGTCCCATTAGTATCCTCTCCAGGTCTTAAACTCATAATAAAAATATTGATCTACAACCCAACTATCCAAAGGAGCATCTTCAGTTCTATGAGCCCATTCTACACAAAAATCTACAATACGATGATCGTGTAATGAACTATGACCCCACATTCTTACAAATGCAGATGCTGCAAAATGATATCTTTGTCTAATGTGCGGTTCCGTTTCCCTTATACTTTTTGGTATCATAATACCCCCCTTTTGTTCCGAAATAAAGAGTTGTTAATACGAAAGGAATTGAAACAAATAAAAGTGCTTTTGCTAATAACATCAGACCATCTCCATTGCTCTTGAAAGTTCAATATAATGGTTCATCTCATCCACCGCTATTTCACCTACCTTAGTGTCTTCTGGATGATCCCAGAAGTAATCTAAGTATGTCTCTGTGGCATGAAACTCAATACCTGCGTTCAGGTGATAAGCAGAAACGGGAGCAATAAAATAATAACCCACCAGAATCCAATAATAGATGAGAACCAAATGATAAGCGAAAAAGCGATCAATCCAGCGGCCTGCTCCGCCACGATGCTCCATTTCGATGAGGTGTTCGGTTTCATTGAGTGTCTGTGCAAAGTGTTCTTTCATTAAGTAGTAGTGTGATAAATCTCTCAGTCCTAATGATTCTTTGAGATGTAACACACTGACGAAAGCAAAGTAAGGTGCTCTGGCAATTGTTTCCAGCACCCAGAATCTTTGTATGGGTAAGTCACGATACAGAAAGTCAATGATGGATATCGTGACTAATAGAATTGTATCGTTGAACTTTTTCATAGAAATACGCCTGGTTGATAATTTACTAACTTTTGAATCTCATCAAGAAGTGCGCCATACTCTTTAAACTTTCTGTCTCCAGCAATATGGTGTCTTTGTCTTACCCATACTGCATCTGCAATAAGACGCAGTTCATACTCTGAAAAATCTTTGAATCGTTCCATTGATAACTCCTTATCTGACATGGTGGCCACCAAACATAAATCTCATACCATTCAAAATCTTGGCAGCGAAAGTGCCCAGATTGCGTGAATTAAATCTTTCATAAAGCGCAGTTGTGATGACAGGAGCGGGAACCCCCAGATCCACAGCGGCAGTAACCGTCCAGCGACCCTCACCACTGTCGGATACGCCTCCAGAGAACTGTTTAAGCTCACTATTGCCGCGTAACACATCAGCAGTAAGATCGAGTAACCAAGAACCAACAACGCTACCACGACGCCATAACTCAGCCACCTCAGCAACATCAATGTCATAACAATAGGATTCTGGATCTGCCATAGGGGCGACCTCTGCATCTCCTTCTCTGACATACTTTGCACCCGCATTGGCATTCTTAATGATGTTAAATCCTTCTGCATACGCCTGCATAATACCATATTCGATTCCATTGTGAACCATCTTAACAAAGTGTCCTGCACCTGGACCACCACAGTGCAACCAACCAAACTCAGCAGAGGTTACATCCGAGTTAAATTGAGTCCTGGGGGCAGCGTTGATTCCTGGGGCGAGTGCATCAAAAATGCGCGAACAAGTGGCGACCGCAGTATTTCCCCCACCAACCATAAGACAGTATCCACGATCCAGACCATAAACGCCACCGCTAGTACCGCAATCAATATATTGGATACCCATCTTTGCCAGGCGTTCTGCTCTTTTCCGACTGTCTTTAAAATTGCTATTGCCATGATCAATAATAATATCTCCTTCACCACAATATCGTAGTAACTCATTGATCGTCTCCTCTACAGTTTCTGCAGGTACAACCATTTGAAAGATTCCTGGTTGTGTTCCACCTGTTTTCTTTTGTTTAACTACTTGAACAAGGCCTTGTATAGAAGTTGTAACACCATTAACATATCCGTTTTCGTATGCTTCCTGAGCTTTTTCATAATTTCTCCTATAGCCCCAAACTTCGATTCCGGCTTTCATCATGCGGCGGGACATTCCTTCTCCCATCCGTCCTAATCCGATTAATCCTACTTTCATATCATTCCTTTTGGATAAGCGTTTGTAAGTCCCCAATAAACAAATAATATAATTGATCCAAATACACAAATAGTAGAAAAAGTTAATCTGGTCATTATCCTCCTCCACTCCTGAATCCAACTATATATCCAATAATTAGTCCACACATGAATGCTATTAAAAGATAGAGTTCTCTTGAAACAAGATTAATAAACTCTACCCATTCCATATTCGTCATCGTCTTCATATCTTGATGGTTCTTCAAAAAGTTCGTTCATTTTTTGTTGAAAAACTCTTTCTTGTAATTCTTTTAAATCTTCTTCTGTTAGAACAATCATTTGTCTTTGAGTAGTTCTTCTATCCGTTTACGCATATTGGTACTATCTTGTTTAAGATAATCCCGTAGAGAATAGCCTCGTTGTCCTCGCATGATGCATGTGCCTTGATAAAACATCGTGGCTGCAAATACTAAAAGGAAAACAATTCCGATTATTTCAGGGTAATGTTTAGCCATGGTAGTACTGGTGGAATAACTCCGATAAGTCTTAGCAGTCCTTCAGCAAATAAAGCAAGAACCACCCAACCAACACACATAGAAATAATGGAAGCATTCCTATTGTGCCTTCGTATAGCAGCATCAATCATCTCCTGCACTTCTGCACGACTTACAAGTTCATCGTGTTCTCTATCCATTTTTAACCTCCCTTAGATAACAGCGATACATTTCTAAAGTTTGATTGTCACATTCATTTTCATCTGAAGGGGGATTCCATCCCTGACTCAAAGTAAAATCACAAAACTCATAAACATCCTGAGTAATTACGATTCCAACTCTAACTAAAGAACTAAGGAGGTATGCTCTTTTTTGAAAGCATTCATCTTTAAATCTCCAGTCATGAGTTGTAGTCATCTTTATCTCCAAGAAACTTTGCTAGAGGATCTCTTCGCGTTTTGACGATCTCACATGCCCTTTTATAAAACATATTATCCACATTACCAGAGGCTTCAAAAGTAGCCTTGATCTTCACCCAATTCAAGTAGGTGTGGTCGTCCATATGAATATTGAGTTGTACATAATTATATACTAATCACGGAAGCCTCAACGGCAACCTTATGTGTTCAACTCGTAACACTCATTAAGCAATAATTAAATTTGTAGTAATTCTAAACGGAAAGGGTGGGATTTGAACCCACGGAGGCTACTAACCTCGCCGGTTTTCAAGACCGGTGCCATAAACCACTCGACCACCTTTCCAACGGAGGATGTTGGATTTGAACCAACGGATGCACTTAAAGTACATCGGGGGATTAGCAATCCCCTGCATTAAACCTAACTCTGCCAATCCTCCTATCGGATTTCAAAATCCAGTTTACGAACTTTGCGAGCTCGTCTGGACTCTTGGAAAGCAAGTTCAGATGGACTGAACAGACTATCCTTTTTGTTTTCTTTAATTGAGTTTAACATGACAACTTGATTTAGGTCAACAGCAGTGATAGTGTCTCCCTTTACAAGTGTCATATTATCACATCCACAACACACAACTTTGGTTGGATGCGACTCCAACTCGGTGTTACACACCTTACATCTTACTTTTAACATTGGTCAATACCTTAACTAATTATTCTTCAGTTGTTTCTTCCGTAG